ATTTGCAGTCACTGGTTTGTCTCAAAATCAAACAGTTACAATGAAATACCGTTTAAATTATGGAGATAATGAATATTTTCCAGAAGACCAAAGTTACTTATCTACAGATAAAACCACAACTGCTATCACAAAGCTTGCGCCTACAATTACATATATCGACAATGGATATGGAACTTTAACTTATTCTATAAACAAAAGAACGGCTGATTCAGCATATTATGAATTGGTTAGAGTTGCAAACAGCACTGTTGTTAAAATTGGAACTATAACAACCACTGCTAATTTTACTTTAACTGGTTTAAATGCAGGTGAGTCTTATTATTTAAGATCATATGGTAATTATGAAACATATTTTTCTCCAGACGAAACTTCTTCAATAACAACAGATTCTAATAGATTTACTGCCATTAAAACAGCAACAAATCCATCTATTACTGACGTTGGAAGAACAACTGGTTCTGTAACGTTTGGCGTAGATATAGGCTTAGCAGACTATTTTACTTACACTTTAACTCATCCAAGAACTGGGGACAATATATATATTGAAACTAATCCTCAAACATGGACACAAAAAACATTTAACGCCACTAATACCGGAGATAGCATATATCCGGATGAATCATATAGGTTAACAGTCACCGCATATTGGTCTGATGCTACAGCTGATTATACCATTGGCATAAGAAGTATCAGCACAAACGACTTTACAGATATGCCGCCATCAACAAGTGTTTCAATATCCTCAAGATCAGTTTCCGAACTTATATTTAATCACACTAGATTATCTGGCAGTGGAACAAATTATTCGCTAGAAACTACTGGCGGAGATGTGTATGCAAGCGGCACGTTAACTGCAACTGGAGATATATCAGTTGGCGGTCTCCCGCACAACACTAGTTTTTTAGCTAGAACTACAGCTTTTCAAACTGGTTATAGATCAGATAGATATAGTGGAGGAACTAGATTCGGCTCGACTAACAGCGCGTCTTCGTCAACGCGACTTGCTCAAAACGTTTCAAGCCTTGTTGCATCAACACAGTATAATACCCCTAACTTTAATGCAAGTTTCGCACTAAACGGCACCGGGACTGCTTGTGGCTATAATATTAGAAGACAAGATACGGCAGCTGTAGTTGCCAGCGGTACCGATTCAATCTCTCCTGTGTCAAGAACCGTGACTAGAGGTTTCTCTTATAGAATAGAGACTGAGCAAAGATATGATAGCATTAGAACCGGGACACAGTATGCTTTTGGTTCTAATTCTACATTTGGTATAGCAAGATTAAACTCTGCATACATCTTTGCTCAGTTAGTACAATAGGGTTTATGGTAGAATATACATATGGATGAACAACAAATATTAGATAAAGTAAATTATTTCTTACAAGCTATTAGTGGAGTAATAACTCCGGCCGATAAATATAGAGCTTCAATTATCCCAATACAAACCGTTGATGTTGATGGAGTTTTGACTGACCAAGCTAAAGAAGGAATTGTTACTATCTTTAGTTTTAATAATGAAGATTTAGAAAGAATAAGTAATTATTTTAATAAAATAACTTCTTATGTATTATCAGGGAATAGTTTGGAAACCTTTATAGACCAAGAACTTGAAAAATTAGATGGTGTGGTATAATAATAGAATGTCTAGAATAAGACCGAATAGTATGGAAGAGCAAATGACATCTGAAATTATTCAAAATGACGATTCTGGTTTAGATGTAAATATTATAATTGCAACTTTCCAAGAAAAACTTAGCAGCTTAATGACCGAATTAGTCATTAAGGAAGCTACGATTAAACAGCAATCAAACATTATAAGAAAACTAAAAGGACAAAATTATGAGTGATGTAGTAGAAACAGTTGAACCAAAAACAGATTTTGTAGTTGAGATTAAGATCAGCGATAAGAATCTGTCTTATAAGAGCGACTTTACAGAAGCTGAAACAGTTTTCTGGCTTGAGGCTGTAAAGGATCTTATTATTAAGAAGACCTTTGAAGCCGCAGGAATATTAGAAAAACAATAAATTACAGCCTAGACAAATTGAGTCTACTATTAGATATAGGCTTAAATAAGGATGTACCATGGCAATTAGGGATTACCTACCATTTCAAACAGTAGACAAAGATCTTACCTTTTCTGATAAGGCTTTAGCACCAGAACAAGTAAAGGGTCTGTCTAAGGCTATGAAAATAGCATCACTTGCTCTTGGCTTTCAAGGTACCAACTATTACTTCAACAATAGAGCTACCTTCGAAAGACCAGCATATGACTTTGAAAGGTTAATGCAGGCTGTTGATACGGACTCTTATGTCAAGCAAGCTATGTCTAAGTATAAAGATCTTTTTTGGAAAGAGGGTTGGGAAATAGTTTCTGAAAACCCAGAAGCTATTTCTTATCTTCATCAAAGAATAGATTTTATGGAAATAGCAATGAAGAGACCATTTGTTGATTTCTTAATTGAAGTCTCAGATCAACTCTTTAAATTCTCTAATGCTTTCATCGTTAAAGCAAGAGGTGATTTGAATGAATATTTTCCAGATAAATTAGCACCTATGACTGGAGATCTTCCAGTGATAGGTTATTATCTAATCCCTACTGAACAGGTAAGAATATTCAGAGACAAGCACAACAGACCTAAATCGTACAGGCAAGAGACAGACCCGCTTACCTATATGCCGCTTGAAGGAAATCCAGTTTGGACTGCAGAAAAAGTAATTCATCTTCACTTTGATAGAAAAACTGGTAGAGCATTTGGCACTCCGTTTTTGATTAACGTATTAGACGACGTTATTGCGCTTCGTCAAATTGAAGAAGACATTCAAAATCTTGTTCACAGAGAATTATTTCCACTCTATAAGTATAAGATTGGAACAGCTGAGCAACCAGCAGAGCCAGAAGAAATTACACAAGCAGCTATAGAAATAGAAAACTTAAGAGCTGAAGGTGGTTTAATTCTTCCATTTAGACATGACGTAGAAGTTATCGGATCACAGGGCTCGGCGCTCGATGCAAGTCAGTACTTAAATCACTTTAAAGAGCGCGTTGCAATCGGACTAGGCGTTGCACCACATCATCTTGGTATGTCAATGAATGGTGGCAATAGATCAGTTACAGAGAGATTAGATGTTGCACTATATGATAGAATCAAACAAATGCAGAAGCTATTTTCGGAAATGGTAAGATTAAATATATTTAATGAACTATTATTTGAGGGTGGTTTTGACCCAATTTCAAATCCAATGGAGTCTGGAGATTCTGATAGATGCTATTTCAAGTTTAAGGAAATAGACGTTGATACGCAAGTTAAAAAAGAGAATCATGTTATACAAAAATATGTTTCTAATTTAATTACATTAGACGAAGCTCGTATAGAGCTAGGATATGATTCTGATATAGACATGAACAAAACTCACGCATCAATACAAAGTGATATTCAAGTCGATGCAACAACCGCCACTGCTAAAGCTCAAGCTAAGGCACAAGCAGCGAATCAGCCACCTGAACCAAAAACATCTGATGGTCAAAAATCTGCAGGACCAGGACAAAAAAACGCACCAAACAATAGAAGAGGCGTTGGTAATGCTATGAGACCAATGAATCAAAACGGAAGAAAAAATTCTCCGGACATTAAAAGGTATGACAATAATTTTCTATCAGTAATTGAATCCCTTCTAGATAGCGAGTATACTGTTATAGAATCAGACGTTGAAAAGGATAAAGATAATGTTTAATGTAAATGATAAGATTACAAGTAGTGACAATACAGAAGCAGACGCTCTTTTAGTATTTAGAAAAGCAGTTAGTAATGGTCAAACTCGATTGGCCCTAGAAGCTTTGGTAGATGTTATTGATTCCATAGTTGAGTTTCTTACTTCAGAACCTGAAGAAGAGACCGTGGAAGAAGTGGTGCCAGTGACACCAGCAGTTAACGTTAATGCCGTTGAAATCAAAGAAGAGAAGATTGAATCAACAACTGTAGAAACTAGCGCACCTGCTAAGAAAAGTGTAAAAGAAACAACAAAATCTATTTCAGAGTAGTTTATGGTTGAACTAGTGATTGGCTGTCCAATCTATGAAAGAGATTGGATATTTCCATATTGGATTTCTTCTATAGAAAATCAGAATATTGATCTTTCAAAAACTGCTTTTATATTTGAAGCATCTCCAGATGATGAAAAAACTATAGAGATGTTAGTCAAGTATAGAAACGCAAGACCAGAAATACCAGAATTTATTTTAGATATAAAGCAAGATATTCCTCATTTTTCTCACGAAGAAGGAACAAGAACTTGGAGTATATCTAAATACCAAAATATGGTTAATCTAAGAAATTCTCTTTTATCAAAGGTTAGAGATATTAATCCAGACTACTTCTTTAGCTTGGATTCTGACATTCTCTTAACTAATGAGAATACGATCCAGTTGCTAACTATGCATATAAACTCTGGAGCAGATGCAGTTAGTCCGTTGATGTTTATGACACCAACAGATGTAATGTATCCTAGTGTAATGAATTGGATAAATGAGCCTGGTGGTCAAGCTTATCGTAAAGAAAAATATCCACTTGGTGAATATTTTCAATCAGATGTTATTATGGCAGCAAAAATGATGTCAAGAGATGTATATAGGAATGTTGACTATTCTCTCCACACACAAGGGGAAGACTTAGGGTGGTCCGGAAATGCAGCAAAGATGGGTTATAAGCTTTACTCCGCATCATATATCTACGCCCCTCACATAATGCACAAGCAAATGATGCAGCGTTTTCTCTCAAATGGGGATTCTAGAGGAAATTTTTTTGCAACAGCATAAAAGTATGATATCTTTATATAAGATTGTTTAATCTTATAAAAGTTAATTTACTATAATTAATACATTAAAATAAATGGAGCACCAAAATGGCATTTGATTTCGTTGAAAGTTTCACACTTCAACTTCCTGATCTATCAGGGTTGGAAAATGATTTTTCCGAGTCTTTCAGTAAGAACCATGGCCTAATTATAGAAGTGGCTGCCATACATGAGCGGATTGACCGCTAACTATAATAATTACTCAGCAATAGAATTAGAAAAGGCTCTCCAATCATGGGTTGAGCCATACCCTAAGCCTATTATTTTAAATCACGATTTAAACTCTGAGCCAATTGGCAGAATCATTGCTGCTAAGATGGACAAAGAGCAAGACGGTGCACCATACGTAAGATTGCAGGTAGCAATTACAGATCCATTGGCTGCTCAGAAGATCTCAGATAAGAGATACTTGACTGGATCAGTTGGCGGAAGAGCCGGCAAAGCAGTCTGTTCAATTTCAGGTGAAGACCTAGCTGCTGAATCAGCAGACGGTAGACCAAAGACAGCTAAATTTAAGCGTGGTCAAGTTTATAAGGGTAAACTTGCTTTCGTCGATATGCAAGACATTTCCTTTAAAGAATACTCATTTGTTAACCAACCAGCGGATCAGAGATCTAGTGTAAGAGCTTCTAAAGCTATTGATGGATCAACTGTTGTGACTGATTCAGAAAATTGGACAGCAAAAAGCACAGCCTTTATCTTACATATGGATAAAGAAGATATAACCACTGTGGAAGAAAATGAGTCTATTTTAAAGGGTATGAAGAAAAAAGAGTCTAGACCACTTTATCTTCATGTTAAAGGAGCTTTTCTTACGGCTTTGGCCTTTCAAGAAAGTGAAACTGCAAAGGCTGATAATACTGCGTTACTATCAGAAAAGAATATAATTGACGAGGAGAATGTTGAAATGGACGAAATCGTTAAAGGTGATGATGTTTTGGCTACTGTCGAAAATCTAAGCCAAGACCTGTCAGCAATTGCTACAGCACCAAAAGAAGAATCAGAAGAAACTCCTTCACAAGAAGAAGCTTCTGTAAATGTAGAATCAAAAAATGTAGATCTTATATCTGTGTTATCAGATGCTCTTCAAGAAGCACAAGAAGCTGGTGAACAATCTATAGTAGATGTTCTTACT